AATGTTGCTTGTGTTGCTGCTGCATCTGCTGTACCACCATCAATTGAGAAGCCTGAAGCTGGCCATACTTTGATTGTGTTAGCTGAACCGTTTACGATAGTTACTGTGTCGCCAGGTGCTGCTGTGGCTGACAATGTAGGGCCGTAGTTAGATGTAGATGTTGTGTATTGAACGATGTCACTTACAACTGTTTGACCGCCTTGTGCAGTACCACTAGCTGTTTGAGCTAATGATACATAACCAACTACAGATTGTGCAGCACCACCAGCGATACCTGAACCTGTTAAATTTGAAACTTTTGCCATTTGTTGCTCCTTGTTAATAACGCAATTTGTTGTAAACTTCTCTAGCAATATGCTCTTTCAAGTTATCCTTGGGTCTTTCTGGATTCTTTATAGGCATATCACCTGCCTCTATGCAGTTGTTACGCTTTAGATGCTCCCTATGGGCTTTCTTGCCCTCTATCATGCGACCATCAATCATTGACTGATAGGGCTTGTAGTCTTCACGAACATAAGGCAACGATACAGTGCCTTGTCTGTACATCATAATTAGCTTTTCTTGCCAAACCTTTTCGCCTTCTTCACCACTAAGATTCCATCGCTCTAGGAAGTCAGCTTTCATTGTTACTAAATCGTCTTCTTGCTCGTCTTTCTTTTCTTCTAATTTTACTGTGCGATCTATCTTGTCGTAATTGTCATCAAAGGTTTTACCCTTCATGCGAGTCTGTATAGAATCGCCTGTTATCTCGTTGATTGCTGCCATGGTTACATGAGCATTAGTAGTAATGCTTCATCCTCCTGTTCTTGTTGCATTTCTTTAAATCTGCCAATAATTCGTTGCACTAACTCTGCGTCTTGAGCTAACTTACCGTAATCAATGGAATGAATAGACAAGCCTTGTGATGGCTTAACATATTTAGCGACTTCTTCTTTTAACTCTGCTGCTACTGGCTCTGCAAATAACTCTTTAACATGGTCTTGCATTTCAGCTCTAGCTGACTTGCGTATGTGTTTCTTCTTACCTATGCCACCTGTAGTTCCCCATGTAACTGGAGGTGGTGGTGGGACAATTGCACTTAATAATGAACTAAACGCTGTAGATGCAAATGCGTTAAATCCAAACATAAATTATCCTATTAAGCTAACGGTAACAAATCCTACTAAACCACCTAAAGTCGTTGCTACCCAATCCCAAAAGTCAGCAGTGTGCTTGTCAGGATGTAGTGCATCGTATATCTCTTTAAGTAGCGCAATGATAGCCACGACAACAACAGCGTAAAAGCCGATGAATGGTGTCAGTATAGCAGCTATGATAAAGCCGCATATAAAGTGCATTTGCTTGTCGCAAGGTATTTTGCACGCGATACAGAATTGGCTTAAGAAAGCGTTAAGTTTAGCGATTATCTTTTCCATTATGCTGATGTTATGGTTTGCCAAGCAGAGCCTGTGTAAACGCATAACTTTCCTAATGTGCTGTCAAATACAACATAACCTGCTGCTGGAGTTAAAGCATTTTTCTGTGTAGTGGTGACTACTGGGTGACCACTACCATTTGTTCCGTCTAATACCATTGACATATTTAATCCTTAAAAAGTAATTGAGCCTGAGCCTGTCCATCTGTAGACTCTGTAACCGCCAGCTACTGTAATTGTTGGTGAACCTGTAGTTGCTGTAGCAGCATCAAAAGTATCTGCATATCTAATAATAACTACACCTGAACCACCTGCCCCGCCAGCTCCAACTCCTGTATTTGTTCCTTGAACTGAACCACCGCCTCCACCACCACCGCCTGTATTGGCTGTGCCAGCAGAACCTGTATTATTGCTACCACCAGTTCCTCCAGTAGCACTAGAGCCTCCAGCATTACCGTTGTAGCCTCCACCACCACCTCCACCAGCGTAGGTTACACTTGAACCCGAAATAGAGCTTGCTGTACCACTGCCGCCGTTACCACCAACTGTAGAAGTTCCAATTGAGCCAGCAGCACTTGCGCCACCACCACCACCTCCACTTAATGTTCCGCCGTCAGCTCCATTATTACCTTGTCCTGAAGTTCCAGTGCCTCCCGTACTAGATGTAGCCGCTCCACCTCCTGAACCGCCACTACCTCCAGAATCTCCAAAACCACTTCCTGCTCCATATCCCCCGCCAATAGCAGTTATTGACCCAAAAACAGAGTTAGAACCTTGTATGCCACTTTCAGTAACAGCGGTATTGGCAGCACCAGCTCCACCTGCTCCTACTGTAACTGTAACAACAGAACCTTTAGTTATTGACAATCCACTAGCTGTTAAATAACCACCAGCACCGCCACCACCTGAGCCTCGGCTTCCCCTATGTCCTCCACCGCCACCACCAGCAACTACAAGGTATTCAACAGGAATTTGAACTGCGCCAGTTATACTATACCAAGCAGTGCCGTTGTAATACTCAAGCACACCTAAGTCTGTGTTGTAGCGCCATTGACCAGTTGCTGCTGTAGGTCTTTGTGCAGTAGTGCCTGATGGCAAATATAGAGCGCCTGTAGTAGCTGTTTGCACAGGAAACACACCTGTAGTAGCAGGTAGCGTAATAGTAGCCGTAGCGTTGTCTGTAGGGGCTATTGAGGTAGTCCCCGATGTAGCTCCATTGATGAGCAAGTTAGCCATTATTTAGCTTCTACCCAAGCGGTTGTAGCTTCGTCCCAAACATATACTTTATCGTCTGTAGGCATAGGTGTAGGAGCTTGCCATTGACAAGTGTCTTCTACTAATGTCCAGCTAGGAAAAGGTTGAGGTGCAATGAAAGCATCACGAACACGGTCGTATGTGTAACCAATACCTGCGTAGTTTTTACGGATCGTACCGTTGTAAGATGTTTGCACCCATTTAGAGTAGCCACCTGACCAACGGATAAAGAAAGCCTTACCCATGTCCTCAGACTCTACACCTTCAGAGGTTAGCATCTCAATGTTGTTTAATGCGTGAACATCAATCACGACATCGTTATCATCTAGTTTGCAAAAATAAGCCATCTTGTAAATCCTTAGAATGTAATTGAACCTGAACCTGTCCATTTGTAGACACGGTAGCCACCAGCGACTGTTATAGTAGGTGAGCCTGTGGTTGAGGTTGCAGCAGCGTATGTATCAGCGTAACGGATGATGACAACTCCTGAACCGCCAGCAGCACCAACGGCATTACCACCACCGCCACCTCCGCCACCTGTGTTAGCTGTGCCAGCAGTACCTGAGCCTGTACTACCAGCTCCACCACCTCCAGCACCACCTGCACCCCCAGAAGTTTGTCCACCGCCACCACCACCTCCTGCATAGGTTACTGATGAACCTGAGATGGACGATGCAGTACCAGCACCACCAGCTCCTGAGTTACCTTGGCTAGGAGAGTTTGCGCCAACTGCTGAAGCTCCACCGCCACCACCGCCTGAAAATAAGTTTGAATCACCCAAGCCACCATTGTTACCTTGACTTGGGGAAGTGGATGGAGTGTTGCCTAAGCCTAATGTAGCCGTACTGTAGTTTGTACCACCACCAGAACCGCCTGCACCACCACCCCTATTAGTAGCACCACCACCAGAACCGCCACCAGTAGATGTTATTGACCCAAATACTGAATCGCTACCGTTTACACCACTAGCATTAGAACCGCCAGCACCACCAGCTCCAACAGTAACTGTAATAGCAGAACCACTAGCGACAGCAAAACCTGTAGCAGTTCTAAAGCCACCTGCACCGCCGCCACCACCACCACGGGTAGCTAATGTTTCACCACCACCGCCACCACCACCAGCTACTACTAAATACTCTATTATTGGAGGAGTTGTAGCAGTCACGCTATACCAAGCTGTACCGTTGTAGTATTCCATCACGCCTAGTGTTGAGTTATACCTAACCATACCTGTTGAGGCTGTTGGTCGTTGTGCTGTTGTGCCAGTAGGTAATGTCAATGCACCTGTTGTGCTGTCTTGTGTTGGTACAATACCCGATACAGATGGCAAGGTCATTGTAGCAGTCACCGTGTCTGTAGCTTGCACAGTCGTTACACCGCTTGTTGCTCCTGCTAACAATAAAGGCATTATTTAACTCCTCTTATAACTGCTCTAGCTGCTGCTCGTAATAAATTCATTATGCGCTCCTTATCATTGCGCCTGAAAGCCAAGTTTTAGCACTTCCTTGTACAAAAACAGGTGCAACCGTATAGGTTGAATATCCATAGCCTTCTATATAATCAGTAGTTCCATTAAAATAAATAATGTCGGATACAGAACAATTTATTGTATTTATTGGTGTTGCTCCGCCAGAACCCCCCGAAAGGTCTATTTGATTCTCTTTATAACTAGAGCCATTTTTATAAATAGCAGAAAGTGCTGCTCCACCATAATTAGTTGCTGTAAACTGAATACTTAAATTAATTTGATAGTACCCAGCTACAGTTGGCGTGAAGCGATAATTAGTAGTGCTATCAAAATTATTATTTGTGTCAAAAGTTTCCGTTTTAAAAGTTACTTTTGTCCATGTTGCGCTTGTAATACCTTGGTTACCACCACTTAAATAAGCACTAAACGCTGGCGCAGCCGTAGCACCAACTGTAATGCCACCACTCGCACTCAATGTTCCAGTAACCGCTACACCTGCTGATGTAACAGCAATCTTAGTAGAGCCACCGCTTTGTATGTTTAAATCACCACTATTGTCGGCTGTAGTGATGACACCACCAACTCCGCTTGTAGAGGCATTAATTATTGAAGCCATATTTTTTCCTTTATAAAACTACCCATCTAGAGCCACTAGGCACGGTTACACTTACACCACTTGCTATCGTTACTGCGCCTACAGAACTAGCAGAGTAGCCTGAAGGGATGGCATAGCTTGCACCAATTGTCATGTTGTTAATTACTAACCCATTTGTTGCTGATACTACTGAACCTGTTACCGCAGCCGTTGCTGTTAAGTTAGTTGAGGTAACTGAAGTCAAGCCAGCTAGTGTAGTAGAGCTACTGCCTAAGCTGATTGCTGTCGTACCTACCGTTACAGCAGAGTTAGTTAGCTGACTGTTACCAATGCCACCTAATGTGCCACCTAATGTAAGGTTGCCTGAGCTAGTGACTGTGCCTGTTAGCGTAATGCCATTGACTGTGCCTGTACCGCCTACGCTAGTTACAGTGCCTGATCCTTTACCGTTAAAGGTATTCCAATCAGTAGATGTTAAGTAGCCGTTAGTGCTTGTGTTAGCTGCCGCCATGCTAATAGCAGGTGTAGCACCACCGCTTGATACGACAGGAGATGTGCCTGTTACGCTTGTCACTGTGCCAACGCTTGCAGAACCGCCCAAGCTCACTGGTGTGCCGTTAATAGTTATGCTTGAATTTACTAGACCTGCATTTGGCAAGCCTGTGCAATTAGTCAATGTGCCTGATGTTGGTGTGCCTAACGCAAACACAGCACCGTTAGTTACGCCAATAGTCTTAGCCGTGCCTTGGCCATCAAATGTAATGTTGCCACCTAAATACCATGATTTAGCAGCCGCAGACGATGTGACGATGTTACCGTTAGCTAAGAATAAGGCTACATTGCCACCATAAGTTAACCCAGTGTCACCGTTTTCAGCATCGCCATAAAGACCAATGTTGTAGTTGCCTGTATGAACATCTTTTGCATAGCCACGAACACCTACACATACCCCTGTGTCAGTTGCAGAGCTAACATGAGCTTCACCTGTAACGCCTGTTCCACGACCATCGCCTGTTGAGTTTGTGTAACCGTACCCATACACACCAGTTGCCCATGTGCTTCCAACACTTACAGCCTCTGACATCAAACCTATATATAGCGATTCATTTTGCTGAATACTTGAATCGGTATCAGATATAACTGCTAAAGCGTTAGGGAAACGAGTGAAGTTGGCTGATGCTGATGGGCCTATTAATTCTGTAGTAAACGCAGCACTGTTGCGTGTAGTTCCACCAATAGCAGGAGGCGCTGATAAATCTAATGATCCACCTAATGTTAGGTTGCCTGATGAGGTTACAGTACCGCTTAAGCTAATACCGCTAACAGTTCCTGTGCCACCTACACTTGTGACCGTACCAGTTGTGCTGCTCTTATTGTTAAATGTATTCCAGTCTGTGCTAGTAAGGTAGCCTGAAACGCTTGTAGTAGCGGCTGGCATAGCAATAGTAGGGGTTGTGCCACCAGAGCTTGTAACAGGGCTTGTAGCGCTTACAGAGGTCACATAAGTGCCAGCAGGTTGAGCGCCTACATCACTAGCAGTTAATACGACAGTGCCTGTGTAACCGTTTACAGAGGTTACAGCGTCAGTGTTGTCTATCTTTTCCCATACAGAGCCGTTAAACACAGCCCAATCGCCTACTTTCCAATCGGTAATGCCGTTTAGGTTAGTAGAGCCAGCAACTGACACGACATAGTAAAATCCTTTAGTGCCTGAGCTAGATGTCAATGTAGGCGTGTTAGTAGATGCGTTCCATGTGCCTTGGTAGTTTAAGTCACCCATTTGTGGGATTTGGCTTGTTGGCACTTTACCGCCAGCGTCTAGTGTAGCTACGCCTAATGCAGAGCCAGCGTCTAAGTAGGCAGCAGTGCCTAAGTCACCTGGTTGTATAGCAGTGTCAGCCAATGCACCTTGAGCAGCAGTAGCAAAGCTAGAGGCGTTATAGCCACTATCCTTGATCAGCTTACCTGTGGTCATGTTAAACGCAGCAAAGTTGTTGGCCACAGCACTAGCAGGGCCAGTTACATCACCGTCAGGTAACATCTCTGATGGTAAATCTAGGAATATATCCTTGTCACCGCTAGGAAAGTATACTAATGCACCACCGTTAGATGATGACAATACTGTGTCACGAGAGATGTAGTTCCCTGCAAGCACATAAGTACCAATACCAACTTCCCACTCGTTGTTGGTGTTATCCACAATCGTGTAGTAGGTAGTAGAGCCATTGCCTATTACGGAGAATGGTTGGTAGTTAGCTTGTGCGCCATTTAATGCTGCATCTCCTGTACCAGCGACAGAAGTCGTTTCTAATACTCTATCTGCTAGGACTAGCGCCATTATTTAACTCCAGTGATTTTGCCATTCTCATCACGAACCACTAGCTTGGGTTGTGTAAGGCGTTCTATTAGGTTTAGGTGAGCGATTGCTTGGTGCTCCATTAAGTTCTTGTGACCTTCATGTTGAGCGTTCATCATGTGACGCATATTGTCATTGATAGAGCCAACTAAGCCCTTTAACGCTTCGGAACTCATTGCACACCTATAATCTTATTGTCTGCACCACGAATTACTTGCTTAGGTTTGGTCAACTGACTTACAAGGTTATCATGGGCTGCTTGTTGTTGCAGCACCAAGTCTTGATTGTGTTGTTGTTGCGTAGCTACCATCATGGCCATGTTGTTGTTTATTGACTCTATCAACTCGGATAAGGCAGATGTAGGCTGTTCCATGCCGTTATCACCTATCTCTGTAAGCGTTTCCTGCTCCTTAGCCGCATTAATATCTAGTGACTTGAGGTGTAGGTCTGTTTTAGCGTTAATCTCGGCTACAACAACCCTAGTTTGGTTATCAAGGTCAGCTTTATACTTCTCAAACTCTAGCTTCTGACCTTCCAACTGCATACGCATTTGCTCTATCTGAGCTTCCATCTGCATTTTTTGTTGTTCAGCCTGCGCTTTAATCATTTCAGGGTCTGGAGCTGGCGGTTGTGGGTTAGCAGCTGCTTGCATTTGTTTTTCTTTCTCTGCATCAGCGAATGTATCAAACTCACCCTCTAGTGTACGACCAACACGGAAGCCTTGGACACCAAACTTGAGCAAGTCCATCAACAATGGAGTCAACTCAGGCACAGCTTGAGCGCCTTGTATGGCTTTCTCAATAAATGAGCTTGTAGCTTGCAAGAACTCTACACGGTCAGTCTTCTCTTGCTGCTCATCAGCGTATAACATAGAGTCGGTAGCAATCTCAATGCGGAATGTACGCATAGGACTGTCTTTTAACAACTCAATAGCTTGTGGCACTAACTGCTGATCCGTTTGACTTAGCAACTCTGCACCACCAATCTTCATAATGGTTTCAGGTTGGAAGTGTTGGCAGATAATCTGTGCTTTAATCTTAAGTATTTGTGAAGCAAAGCGTGCCACTTCGTCTTGGTAAGTTTTAAGACGCAATGTAGCGTACTGACCCTTGATTTGTTGAGCAGTAGCAGTCTCGTTAGCGTTACTTGCACCACGAACGATGTCAGATATACCTGTAATGTCGTAGATTTGCTGTTTAACTTGACCCATAGCTTGATAAGCCATGTTCAATGCGTTAGCAATAGGTGTCAGGTCAACGAAATCTACAGCACCGCCCATACCACCTTTTTCAGCAAAGGCAGCGTAGTTCTTAACAGGGATAAGTGTATTGTTGTCACCCTCTGTAAATAGACGGCCTATATCAGCATTTGCAGCGTCATAGAAGCCACGAACCTTCATAGCGTCCACTAGACCCTTAATACGGTCTGATAGCGTGTCTAGCTCGTTAGCTTGGTCTTGATATAGAGTGAAGTCAGGAACTGGTACAAGTGACTCATTGGTCAATGTAGAGAATATAGGCTCTGGACATGGGAAGAACTCCTCTAATTGTAGTGGGTCTTCACGCTTGTCTAGTATTTTGCCCATGGATTTGCTAATCCAATAGACGCACTTCTCTTCTTTGTCCCATACCTCGTAGATTAAACCACGCTTAGTGACACCCTCAGTCATCTTAGTGCGAGGCTCATCAGGTGAAGCGTCTAAAGGTATTCTTTTCCACAAGTCATCAAATTTGTCTTCAGGAAAGCGCTCTTTAAGCATAGGGCGAGTCATATAGACTTTACGCCATACACACGATACCTCGTCCCATGTCCTGGCAGAGTTATGACCGAAGTCACGCCAATGCACATAGTCTACCGGCGCTTGCTCAATGTCTAGGTATTCAGATACAGAGTCGCTGTCTAGCTCGTCTTCAGACACGAAGGTGTCATCTGTTTCAATGATCGGCTCGTAACGGATCCATGATGTACCACGACCACCTAGGAAGCGGTCATATACGCATGAGTTAAGAGAGTGGTAGAAGTCCTCTGTATTGCTTATCTCAAAGTCTAAGGCTCTCTCTAGCAACATAGACGCAACACGGGCCACAGGATCACTGTCTTTATGTCTGCGTGACACATCGGGTTTAGGCATACGGCTAAAGGTTGCAGCCTTCAGAGTCTGTACATTAGCCCACAAGATGTTGTAATGAGACTGAGCCGTAGTTGTTGTACGGTCATCACGGTAGCGTTTGAGAATCTTCTCTACACGACCTTCCCACTTAGCAAACTCTTTGTCGTACTGGCTAAACATATCAAGGTATGTTTGTACCTCTGACATTATTTGCGAAACCTTAGCCATGAGTTATCCTTATGCGTAAACTACAGTTGCGCTTAGTGTGCCACCAACAACGATGTATACGCCTGATGCAAAACCAATAGGCATAGGCAACCATGTGCCAGCAGTCAATGTTACTGTGTCTACTACTTTAGTAGATGTTGTAGTCGTAGCTGAGTCGTAGATGGTTACTGTACCGCTTGATGACGCTGATACTAAGATACCCAATAGCTTGCAGCCGATAGGTGATACATTACCTGTTGCAGTGATTTGTTTGTAACCACCAACATAATTAGCAATACCGCTCATAGTTAAATCCTTTTAGGTTGTTTAGGCTGTGTGGCCCATAATTCATTGAGTGTGACATCGGTCTGTCCGACCATAATGCCTCTAATTGGTTTGTCTTCTACCACAGGCTTGTGTTCTTCACGCCAGTTAATAGCAGCATAACGCATAGCATCGGCCGCATGAGATGTCCAATCGTGCCTAGGTTTATCCCTAAACATTTTCTTGTCATCATCCCACTCACGCTGATACTGTTTGAGAGCCTCTAGGCCATCATAACAACGCTCTTTATCAAACCATGCTTTAGGCATCATTTGTCTTACCGCCTGTATGCCATCATGTAGTGATAGGCTAGGTGTAATTGCCATCTTAGTTATGCTCAAGTGTTCGGCTAACATCTCAATGACTGATTTACCACCAGAGGCCAAGGTCTTAGCTCTAGCATCGTGCGGTAGAAAGTGTGTCTTATACTTGTAAGGCTTGCTTAGTATGTGTGCAGCGTAATGGTCAATAGACTTACCACTAGCAGCGTAGTAGTCAATAAAGTGAACCTCACCTTGTATCACTTGGTAAGTAAACACCGCTGTGTCATCAGAATATCCGAGGTCCCAAGCTGTATAAACAGGGGCAAACTCATCATACTCAACGCCAGTTATGCGTCCGTCTTGCTCTGCTTGGTATAACTCACGACCCCATATTGCACCAGGCAATGCAGCATCAAAGTCACACTCCATCTCTTGACGCCAAGCATCCTCAGATAGTTCAGACTTAAGCGAGTCTATTTCAGACTGTGGAAGTATGCCTGAATCATCCACTGTTATCTTTAAGGCCAGCCACTCATCACTGTGTGTAGCCCTGTCGTATGTTTCCCAAAAGGCGTTACGGCCTTTGGGCGTTCCAATGATTACCGCTTTACCTTGCCTATCAGCCAATGCAGGACGGATAATATATTGAAACACATTCGCACGCCAGTCACCATACTCATCGCAAACAATACTGTCCAGATAAAGGCCCCTAAGACTATCAGCATTGTCAGCACCGAATAACTGAATCCTAGCACCGTTCTTAAAGTCGATACGAAGTTCTGACTCATTAATGACGATGCCATCAATTACCCTAGTAAAGTATTTAAAGTAGTCCCATGCTACAGACTTAGCTTGCTTATAGAATGGTGCTATGTATGCTGCACGAAAGTCATTACGCTTGCTCATCACAGCTTCTTTAATAAGCTGGTTGACACAGGCTACTGTCTTACCTGCCCTACGATGGGCTACTACAACCTTCCATCGCTTGTTGCTAGTGTGTAATGGTTGAAATGCGTCCCTGGGCTTATAAGGTATTATTCTTGCCATGCGTAGACTTCAACATCAGCAGTGAGTTGTGTTGTTTGCTCTACTGATTGGACTGGTCTGCCCTCTAACCGATCACCTATCTCTTTTAACGCTGCCATGTCACCATCTAATGCTTTGTCTATTAGTGATTTAACAAGTTTGGTAAGGTGGTCGTTTTGTATGATTTCTTTTCGGAGAGCGTCAGACCACATCTTGCCTTTTACAGCGTTCTGATTACCTTTAGGCGCTCCTCCAAGAGTGTTCTTGGTATTAGCCATTTAAGTCAACCTATATGTTATTGAATAAATTATTATTTCATGAGAGCAGCCGCTAACTTCTTAGGGTCTTTCTTTACACCCTCTGAAGCCATCATTGCTGCCTTCTCTTGTGGGATCCCTACACGCTTTGCTATAGACGGATCATGAGCAGCAGCTTCAAACAATCTGTGCTGTTTAGCAGTCCATGGCATATAGTTATCCTTGAATAGATGGGCTACTTGCATAGCTTTCACCCAAAAAAATGGACTCAGCTTTTAGGGGAGTCCGAACCCAATGGAGATTAGGTTAAATGCTTGGGATATGAATCATATAGACGCAACTATACCAGCAAGTCGCATATTACCACAAAAACGACCCTATGTCAATACACTTTAATCAATTTTGTTAGTTTTTTTCATTACAGGTGTTTTGAATGCTCTGTATGCACCATAGACGCTAATTACGAAGCCTATTATGCACAATGCTGTGTGTAAAATCTGTTTCATATTAATATAGATT